CAACGTCCATTTCTCAAGGAGGTAGCAGAAGCCTTCCAACGAATCGAGGAGGGCAAAATCAAATCATTATCCGTATCAATGCCACCAAGGGCGGGAAAGTCCTACATCACATCCCTGTTTTGTGCATGGACCATTGGTCGGAATCCTTCTGAATCCGTCATGAGGAATACCTGTACCGCAACACTATACGTTAAGTTTAGTTATGACGTGAGGGCAATCATTCAGTCAATCAAGTACAAGCAAGTGTTCACCGATGTAAGGCTATCTGACGACAAGAAAAACCTACAAGGATGGAACACCAATACAGCACGTCAAGTCAGTTACTTTGGGGCGGGTGTAGGCGGTACAATCATTGGCTTTGGTGCAACCAAGGTAGCCATTACCGATGACCTTTATCGAGGTATTGAGGACGCACTGAGCGACACAGTGAACGACCGTATACATCAATGGAAGCAATCCACTCACGACTCACGTTTTGAGACTGGATGCGCAAGGGTTGACATCGGGACTCGATGGTCGCTTAATGACGTCATAGGTCGCAACATGGCAGACAATCAATACGAACAATGCATTGTCATTCCCGCACTCGATGAGCATGGCAATTCCTTCTGTGAAGCGGTCATGACAACGAGCGAATTCGAGGACAAACGAAAACGCACCTCACCAGAGATATGGGCAGCAGAGTATATGCAAGAGCCTGTGGACATCCGAGGGCGGTTATTTAGCGCATTGAATTTCATTGATCCTGTGGACTTTGATGCATTGGTTAAATCAAGGGGTATCGATGGGGCAATAGCATACATAGACGTTGCGGACCAAGGAGCGGACTACACAGCATGTGCGGTTGCGGTCTTGATAGGCAAGGAGGTGTTCATTGTTGACCATGTGTATTCAAGGGACAATACAGACGTTACGTTGCCTTTGTGCGCAGCCATTCTCAACAAATGGGAGGTCAAGTTTTGTCGCGTTGAATCCAACAGCATGGGGGCTATGTTCTCAAGGCAATTGCAGTCTTTGACAGACTGTAGAATTCTGCAAGTGGCAAATCAAGTGAACAAAATAACACGCATCATTATGCAGTCAGTGTTCATACAACAGCGCATGACCTTTGTCCGTAGGGAAGAACCACAGGGCATTCAGTTCGTTCAGAACGTGCTATCCTTCTCAAAGGAGGGGAAGAACAAACACGATGACGCACCTGATTGCATGGCGGGATTATCAATTTTTTTACAATCGTTATTCAAAAATCTATAACTTTACAAATGAAACACTTAAAACAGAATGGACATAGTTAACTTTTGGCAATCATTTTTCGGGGTAAACTTCAATCCGATGGGGCGGTACATCGACGAAATGAAACATATCCTTCCAGTCAACACATCTCAAATATGGGGCAAGAAGGAAGCGGTATGGCTCGATGTAAAAGACGCATGGAAATTGTACATTGAGATCCCTGAACTGAGGGCGGTAATAGACAAACGTGCGCAGATGATGTCGAGCAACCATCCCTGTTTATACGACGCAAATGGCGACAAGGTCGAGAAGCATTGGTTACTGGACTTGATTGACAAACCGAATGCCATCCAATCATGGTCGGATGTGGTGTATTCTATGGGGGTTCAAGATGGTCTGTACAACAATGCCTTCGCCTATGCACCCGCACGTACAGCGGGTATCCGCAATCTCATAGTTCCATTACCCGCTGACAAGGTCAAGATGCACCTTAGTGGCAAGAAGTTAAAGCAGATGGATGCTGAGGACATGGTCGAAAAATTCACCTTTGTTTACGATAGCGGGGACAAGGAGGATATTGAGTGGCTTGACATGGTGTACGTCTGCACCGATGACGGGATGAATATCATCAAACCAATCAGCAGAATCGAGACCTTACGTTACCCATTGTCCAACATCAAAGCGCAATATCATAAGCGCAACGTACTTCTGGAGAACATTGGTGCAATAGGTATCCTGAGCGCGGAGAATACCGACATGGCGGGAACAATTCCGATGACACCAGAGGACAAGCGAAAGATACAACAGGATTGGTACAAGCGACAAAAGGACGAACTAATCATTACCGAAGCCAAGGTCAATTGGACACCAATGAGTTACCCAACAAAAGACCTCATGTTATTCGAGGAACTGACAGCGGATAAATTAGCCCTGTTCGATGCCTTTGGTTTGAACGCAAATATATTCTCATCAGTGGAGGGTACGACCTTCTCAAATGTAAGGGACTCGATACGCATGATATATACCGACACAATCATTCCCGAAACGCAGAGCCTATACGACTCAATCATGCGCCAATGGGGGTTACACGAACAGGGGTATTATCTCAAAGCGGAATTTGACCATTTACCTGTAATGCAAGACGACGAATTGCTATCACAACAGGCTTCCAAGAGCAAGGTCGAAACGTACTCAATCATGCTTCGCGATGGGGTCATTTCCAAGCAGCAATACGCAAATGAATTCGGCATTGAACTGGAGGCGATTGATCGCGCAACAGCGCAACAAGAAGGTTTGCAAAATGCACAGACTCAGTTGCGGGGTACGATTGGTGGACTTGACGGAATCATTACTCTGAACAGAGCGGTGGGTACGGGTCAAATCACAAGGGACGTAGCGGTCGCGACTCTCATCAATTACTATGGGTATGACGCATCCGTTGCCAATCAATTAATTACACAAGTTGCACAAACATCTGCAACAAATATTTAACTTTACATTTATGAAAGGCACATTATACAATACAAAGGTTTCTGACGACATCAAGGATGTTGACTCTATGAAGCGACAGGTAGCAGTTTATCTGAGCAAATTCGATGCAATGGATAGCGACATGGACGTGATCCGCAGAGGAGCATTCAGCAAGTCTATCATTGAACGTGGGGCAACAAGCACGAGCAATCGCAAGATAGCGTTCCTTCGCCATCACGATTGGGAACAGCAGATAGGCAAATGGTTATCCTTACAGGAGGATGAATATGGCTTGTTTGCAGTGGGTGAATTAGGCACTTCAAGCAAGGGCAATGACGCATGGGAGGACTACAAGATGGGAATAATCCGTGAACATTCTATAGGCTTCCAATACGTACAGGACAAAGTGAAGTTCATTGAAAACCCAACATTGAAAGGCGGGGGTTACTACGAGGTCACAGAGGTCAAGTTATACGAAGGGTCAGCGGTTACCTTTGGGGCAAACGAATACACCCAAGTGGTGGAGGTGAAGTCAGCAGAGGATAAACAATCAAGGCTCATAGACATATCTAAGCGCATCGAGAACGTCGTAAAATCCCTCACTACAGGTGATTACTCAGACGAAAGGGGATACGCACTTGAGATGCACTTAAAATCGCTTAATAATCAATTCATGTTACTCTCACAAGCCGAGCCATTCCGCAAGGAGTACTCAGTCAAGTCAGAGCCAACACCTTCTTTTGATTGGAATACAGTGGTCAAGCAGTTCGCCAACAAGTAACTGCACAACATAAAACAAAATAAAAGTGGAAAATTTAACACCAGAGCAAGTAGTCGAAAAATTGAACGGACTATTCGCTGAAAAAACAAAAGGGATGGCGACTTCTGAGGAGGTTAATGCTATCAAATCTGAACTTAGCAAATTGACTTCACTGGAGCAAAAGAGTGCTGACATTGAATCAGCCATTGCTAAATTCGAAGGTAACTTAGATGCGCTGAAAGAAACAGCAAAACAAATCACTACCAAAAAGGCTCGTAACATGCGCGAAGCAATCGCAATGAAATTTGCTGAGAAGCACAGCGACATGCTCGAAACATTGGAGAAGGGGAACAAATTTGAATTGGAGGTTAAGACCGACACAGATTTGACCAACGACTACACAGGAACAGTTGCATTGTCTGTACTTGATCCTGAAGTTAACCGCATCCAACGTCCAATTCGACGCATTTTGGAAATCTCTAACGTAGGGACAACAACAAGCAAGTTCGTAACTTACATCCAACAGACGACTGCATCAACAACAGCACCTGTTTTGGAAGCGGTTGCCAAAGCAAATGGTCAAGTTCAGTACACAGAGGTTTCTATCCAAGTGAAGAAGATTGCTGGATTCATCAAAGTGTCAAAAGAAATGATTACCGACCTTGCATTTATGCAAACTGAAATCAACAATGACCTCATCGAGGAAGTGTTAAAAGACATCGATTCAGGTATCCTTACAGGTAACGGAGTAGGAGCAAACTTGAACGGGGTTTACACAGCAGCATCGGCATGGGCAGCGGGTACTTTTGCGGGTACTATTACCAACGCAACAATTATCGACGTTTTACGAGTAGGTAAGGCACAAATCGAAGGGGCAAACTTTGCACCTACGCACATTGTCCTTCACCCACAAGACGTTGCTAAAATTGAGTTGAGCAAAACAACACAAGGCGAGTACACTTATCCTAACTTTGCAGTAGGTGCAGCACCAAACATGCAGTTGTCAGGACTAATAATCGTGCCTTCTACACACATGACACCAGACACATTCTTGATTGGTGACTTCACCAAGTTCAACGTGCGTATGCGCGAAGACGTGAACATCCAAGTGGGTTACGAAGGTGATGACTTTGCACGTAACATGGTATCAATCTTAGCCGAGGCACGTCTATGTTCCTTCGTGAAGAACAACCACGTGAATGCATTCGTTAAGGGTGTAGTATCAACAGCGATTGCCGCACTATAATTCTAACAATTTAATCTCACTCACATGGCAGAGCAAAAGAAACGAGGTCGCAAACCTAAAACGGAAAACAAAGAACTTCACGTGTCATTAGATACACCGAAGGTCGATGTTGAAATACACAAAACCGATGAAGGTTTAACAGCAGAATTAGACACAGAGCGTGTTGATATTCGCCTCACCAAAGATGCCGAGCGGACCATTTTGGAAATCGACATTGACGACAAGAAGGAATACGAAATCATAGCAACAGGTGCTGACAAAAGGCTTCCCAAGGGAACCATTTGGAAAGTCACTGGAGAATTGCTTAAAATTTTCCTTCGCAAAGGAAGTGCAAAACTAAAAAAGTAAATAATGATAGTGACAATAGGTGATTTCGTGAACAAGTATGAAGTGCATACAGGCATCTACGATGCGGGTAAGTTACAAGCATACATTGACAAGTACGAACCGCAATACCTCAAGGAGTTATTTGGGGTTACCTTGTACAATGATTTCATATCTGATTTAACCAATCAGAACGTTCCCAAATCACCTAATTTCCTATTCTTCTACAATCCGTTTTCCGTTGATGTTTACTTGTTTCGGATGCTGATTTCTGAGGGCTTAAAGGAAATGTTATTGGGCTTCATTTACTTTGAATACGTCAAGGATCTGTCAAACACGATGACACCATTTGGCAACACTATCAGTCGCAGTGAATTATCACGTCAAACAACGACGTTAAACACAATGATGTATGCACGTTACAACGACAGCATCAAGACGTTTACCGCAATACGTGATTACATTTTCCTGTTTTGGAATGACATGCCGATGGGTCAAGCAATCGATGGTGAAATTACCATTACCAATCAAGGTACGGGTTACGGCACAACAGGCTTCGCCAATGCAGTACCTGTTTCAGGTAGGGTGCTAACAGCAAGTGTAAACGCGGTCGGTACGGGCTACACCACTAACAATGGAGTACCTGTTATCGGAGGTAGCGGAACAGGGATGCTGATTGACTACGTGGATGATGGATCGGGCGGGGTGGCTTCCATTACGATTGTCGATGGTGGTACAGGATATGTGGCGGGTGATGTGGTTACCATAGACGATGGAAATGACGACGCGACATTGGACATTGATTCAGCAACGTCTATCATTACAGGAACAGGGCTTAAAGTTGCATACGTTGCCAATGGTATTGGTGAAATAATGACCACAACAGCGGGTGCAACAGGCTCTGGATACACAACAGCAACCCAAGTTCCAACTACGGGTGGATCGGGCAACGGGTGCTTAGTGAATATCCAAGATGATGGAGCGGGTGGAGTCCTGTCATACACCATCGCAGATGGGGGTGCGGGATATGCAGTGTTGGATGTCCTTACTATTGACGCGGGTAACCAAGATGCTGACTTCACCGTAGCAAGTGTTCAGAATGGGGAAGTAACACTAATTCAAGTTCAATCAACAAACGATGGAGAAGGGTACAAAGTCGGTGACGTTTTCGCGTTGCCCAACGATGGGGATGGGGCATGTTTGTATGAACTTGATTATGTGGGTATTGGTGACATCACCAAATACAATGGTCGTGAAAAACTTTATGCGTACTGGATATGACAAAGGAAATCTCAGCAGTTATTAAGCAAGTTGCTACAACAATCAGTCCTGATGTTGAGGGGGTTTATGACTCAGTAAACGACAGGACGAACATTTGTAATACAAAATGGATGCGAGTCGGGCAAGTAGTTGCTGATGCAAACAACGACCTGTATCGTATCACAGAAATTGAGTACGACGAATGGGTGAAATGGGTAGCAGTTGATCCCGCAAACAACAACGATTTGGAAGGCATCATTACTTTGCCTTCTGTTGAGTGGGTTACAGGGACGCAAATATCTGCAAATAGAGAGTGGACTATCAGTTCACCCAACATATCTAACAAGTTGCCTTTGATATGGCTCTTAGAGGTCATAAAAATGCGCAAATTCGGCATTGAAAGTGTTAACGATTGGGAGTGTGATTTAAGAATATTCTTTCTTGACCAAACGAACATGGCTCAATACTACACAGCAGACCATCGAAACCTTGTTATGTACCCAATGGAAAAACTATGTCAAGAGTTTCTGAACGTAATCGACAACGACGCATCATTTGCCCGTTACGATAGTTACGAATTAGTGACATTTAGTAGGTTTGGGTCAGAGCAAAAAGATGGAATGTTTGCCAATATATTAGATGCCAACTTGAGTGGGGTTGAATTAAGGATTAGATTAGTGAAATACAAGGCAAATTGTATATGTTAAAAATTAAAAAACAATAAAAAAACAGAGAAAACATGGCTATAGGATGTAATTGCGACATGGGTTTATCGAATACAGGTAGACCAAATTGCTTACCACTGCAATCAGTGACAAGCAAACTTATCTTAGTACCTTTGCAAGACAATGCGGGTGCATATAACGGAATCGATTTAACTTCAACATTGCCTGTGTGGGCAAACTTAGTTAACGATACCGATCCTTCTCAGCGTTGGTATCCATTACCAGCGTTTGAAAACGTTGAATTGCCAAAAGCAGAGACGGTATTCGAGGAGGCAAACAGCGGACGAATGGCATACCTTCGTCAGGGCAAACGTTCCTTCAGTGGTGAACTTTGGGCTTATGACTCAACACCACAATTCTTAGGGAAATTGGCTTCTGGACGTTGCGTAGATTTCGGCGTGTTTATCGTTGACATCAACGGGTCATTGATTGGTGCAAAAGTAGGTACGGACTTACGTCCAATTCCTGTGGACAACCAATCATGGAATCCAACATTGATGTTTGCAACAGACAGCACAGTGCAGAAAATCATGTTAGCATTCGACTGGAATCGTTATTTTGACGAGTCAACATTGTGGATGGTTACAGCAGACGAGGCATCTCAGAATTTCAATGATTTGAAAGGTCTATTAGATGTTAATCTTATCAATCCTGTTCAAGTTGCTAACACGTCAATCACCGTTGATGCTACCTTCGATTACGGAACAGCATTGAATCCGTTGAAATTTAAGGGTGCATTATTGGCTGATTTCGACCTTTATGATAACACGAATGCCGCACCATTTGTTATCACCGCAGTGTCCGAACCTAACGATGGCGAGTACGTAGTATTGGCTTCTTTCGTTACGGGTGACTCGTATACTTTAAGTGTAACAAAGGCTGGATTCACAGGCTCGATTACCTTTACCGCAGT